TTACTCAAACAAATTGCGTTGTTCAACAGGTGGAAGGTAATTCATCGTAAAGACCTCAGTTTTCATTTCACCGGCCGTAACGCTGGCCGCTTTGTGCATTACGTGCTCGACGGTGTTCCATCGGTTCCGGGCCGTGTAATCGGCCAATATCGCACTTGGAAAGGTTGTCAACAAGAACTTCCCTTTGATCTTACCCAACAGATCCAGCAATTGGGCAAATTGGGCCTCCGTATAGCCGCCATAGTGCCCCATACTCGTATTAATATATGGCGGGTCTACAAAGTATAGGGTTTCCGGAGAATCGACCACCTCGATGACCTTTAATGCATCACGGCAGAATATTTGGACATTATCGAGGCGCTGGACATACTTCCTGTCGAAATAATCTTTAACATTTTTAAAACGCCTGGCTTCATTCTGTGTGTCGCTAAACGCCCAGCTATTTCCCATATTACTGGAAAAAGACTGGTGCGACAGAACGAACACGGCCCATGCACGCAGAACTTTGTCTTGATTAAACCCGGCTTCCCAGAGCTGCTTCGCTTGCTTCCATTGGTATTCGGAATATAGAGTGACGTCGACCTCATCTTGCAGAGCGTCGAATTGCCGCTTTATAACTCGGTAGAAATTGATAATGTTGTCGTTTACGTCGTTTATTATTTCGACTTTGGCCTTTGGTTTCTCAAAAAATACAGCGCCACCACCGAAGAAGGGTTCCACATAGCAGGTATGCGAAGGGAAGGAGGCAATGATCTGATGGGCGAGCTGCTGCTTGCCTCCCCAATACTTTATACAAGTTTTCATTCAATCCGTTATCGTTTAATGAACAATCCAAAGATCACCCCGAAAATAAAGAATACACTTCCGATTTTTAGATAATCAAACCAACCCAATTCTTGCACCCGTTCCGTTGTGCGCTCGGTCAGTGTGACCTTTCCACGCGCGCTATCGGGCTTTACATAATAATCGACGACTGCCTCAACCGGCAGGGAGTTCAGTTCGTTCAACGCTTTTTTCAGACGTTCCTTTGTGTTTGCCACTTTTGCCGTATTGTTCTTTATGCTGTCGGCGATGTTGAAATGCGTCGTTATTTTGGCGACAGTATCATGTCCTGACATCTTCTTGCCCTCAATAGTGCTATCGCTCATAACGGCACTCACTGAACCATGCACTGGTTTGACCGGCAAAACGACGGGAACCTCGACTTTCTTCTCCATGATTGTCTCCCGGATCGGGCCGCACCCTGTGAAAAACAAACAAAGCGCGATAAATGCAAATAGATTTCTCATTTTCCGAACCACCTTTCTTTCAATGTGGCAATACGTTCGGCGTAACTGACTGATTCACTCGGCAAAAAGCGTTTAGAGTGAGCCCAATCGATTCCGCCGTTATCGATTGCCTTGTTGACTCGATACATCCCGCAATTATAACCGGCTGCAGCATACAGCTCCCGGAGACGTAGCGATCTGCGATATGCCGAGCGTTCTGTGGGGAATAGTTTAATATATATCGCCGATTCCAAGTCAGACATATATTGGACATTCGCCCGGATTGCCCAGCGAGGATTGTAAATATCGGCTTGATATTGCGCGCTATCCGCACATGTTGTATTGACTGTCTGTGCTCCATATCCCTGCGCGGTAGTCCAAACAAACTGACTATACCCGGCTGCAGCTCGGCCAGTCAGAACGGCCGTCACGGTGTCGATACCGCGACGTTTCCACGGCTTTATTTCCGACGTAGCACGTGCATTAAAACCAGATTCGCAATAAATCTGGATGTACCGGTACGGATAATGCACGCTGTCATGGTAGACTGAATACGATTCAGTCCTCAGTGTGTCAGCATGCGGAAACGATCTACCGGCCGGAAAGGAGCCAAGCAACAGCCAGCAATAAACAAGCAAGAACGATAGGGTTAGTGCGCGCGGCATTTTGAACCTCCAAGTTCGGATAAGCAAATTTCATAATAAGAAGAAACGCGGTGATTTTGAGCGCTCCCTCTGCGATTGATTCAGTCAACGCCTTGATCGTCGCGACGTCGACCGCTACAAGAAACCACATTAACGCCAGTGCGATAAACGCCAGGGCGAAAGCGACAACATGTCGCTGCAGCGCATAAATGATACGTTGCTTGCGCGTGTATCCGAGTTCCATAATTGACTCCTTATTTAAATTATATTTGATAGGTAAAGGTATATCCGTCAGATCCAGCTGTTCCGCCATTTCCACCAGTTCCGGCTGCCCCACCTGTTACGGTAAGTGTTCCAATACCACTGCCTGTTGTTGATCGATAGCAGATTATTATACACCCTCCACCGCCGCCGCCACCATTTCCTGATTTGTCTGTGGCAGTTACGCCGTTGCCGCCTTGTCCACCTTTTGCTTGAATTGTTCCGGCATTATTTAGGACAAAAGCATAAATAAGTATAACGCCTCCACCACTACCACCACCACCACCTGTGATCTCGGATGATCCAGTACCCAATCCAGCACCTCCCGATCCTCCTTTTGCACCTGCTAAACGTGCGTTTGCCGCAGAACCCGCCACAGAAGCTGCCCCATGACTTGAACCGCCACTACCACCACCGCCAGCAAGCATATTCGCACTTACGGCTGTTGGTACTGCGATAAGCGGGGATACCGCCACAGTCGACGAACCGTTAGACGTTCCTGTGCCTGTATTTCCTCCACCATTACCGCCAGCCATTCCAGAAGCAAGAAATAATCTTTGAGTGTATGGAGCCGCACCACCATTGCCCGGCACCGCAGTTCCACTTGCTCCAGGACTTCCGGAATTTCCGCTACAGTCAATTATACCATTGTTTATTAGAGTTCCGGCGCAGTGAATTTCAAAACCAGCAGGATTGACTGTGACACCATTATTGATTGTAATATTGATGCAGTTAATTTCACGCGTCAGAGTATAAACATTTCCAACAGGCACAATCCCAAGGATTGTAGTTGCGCCATCAAAGGTCACAGACCCATCACTTTTATCACCAAATAAACTGTATTGATCTCCGGTGTTCGTGTTTGAAGTATTTTCGATTACTGTCTTTTGTGCGTCAGTACAATATCTCTTGTCTGCACTATCAGCGACGTTTGCCGTTGTTAAGGTTCTATCGGCAGTAAGATCTAAACCATTTATCTGTCGTGAAGTCGGAACACCGCCAAGAAGTGCCAATGTGTATATCGGGTCAAAATACGCTTTCAAAGTCGCCTTGACATTTACCCATGTCACCCCTTGAAGTAACCCTGAAACACTATCCCAAATACCAAATTTGTCAGCATCAATCGGCGTTGCTTTTGCAGTGGTTGCATTTATCTTTGTGCCGATATTGGTGTTCCAGTTCGTTTTGTCGGTGTCGGTGACGAGACGGTGTGTAGTATCATCAATCAGCTGAGACAGTAACGTCGGAATTGCAGGATAAGGAACGGCAGTCCAGCTGCCAATCTGTGTCGGATTGTCGCCGGTTATTATCCACATCGGATGCAGTGACTGATCGCTTCGAATACACCAATCACCTTTTTGCCCGGTCAATGCAAGCATTGCAGCTTGATTGATTGGTGTTCCAAGAAATTCAGTTAAAGATATCAGCGGTATCTGATTCGGATCTAATTTTCCGTCGACAAGATCAGCTTTGCCGTTCCAAGTTGCTTTTTCAGCATCGGTAACAGTTCTGTGTTCTTCATCCTGTGCCAGCTGCGACAATCCAAGATTGTTCATGTATTGAATTGCAAATGCTTGCAACTGCGCAAATTCAGTGCTTCCTTCATTTATAACCGCGCTTGTTAATCCTTGTATGTTCGATCCCCATAATACTATTTTGCTGGCTGTAATTGACGCGGGAAAAGTGATCCGCGTAAAACCAACATTCAGCATAATAGGCAGATGGGGAAAAACATCGGAAACGACGCCGCCCTCGGATGAGTCCGGGTCAAAAAATATGGCAGAGATAACGGCTTGCGATTCCGATTGAACCAGCAACGACGTTACCTGTTGGCTTGCAAGCAGGTCTATTGTAAAACTTTCCATTATGTCATCTCAAAATAAAGAAACACTATCCATTTATCGGTATCGCCGGGCTGTTGATCTCCCGCATCATCCGTGAATTGTTGAGAGTATAAAACGATATCATCATTCGATGCTGCGTCATGCTGCATTAGTCGAAATGTCGGATGAATCGGCATCGCACTGATATCGCCGCGCACAATTTCAGGGCGCACGGGATATGCGGTATTGTTAAAGGCAAGATGCGGGGCAAACTCCATTCTTGCTGTATAATCTTCCTCACCACCGAAAGCTGCACCATGATACATTATAACTTTTTTAAGAATAGCTCCGGGCAGAACAAGATACAGAGGATCGCCATCGGGCTCAGAGAATGGAATCGGATTGTTGTTGGAATACCCTGCAATTTTTTTATAGAGCCTAAAAGAGAACGATTTGTTAACAGCACTGACAGCGTCGATTTGGTTTGCGACATATTCCTGCGTAGCTAATTCTTTACCTTGCGACCGAACTTTTAGGTATGGGAAATCGACATAATCATTCTGATTGACATTCTCCATCAATATTTTATAAACGCCATCTTTTGCGTTTTCAATTAACGTTATCAATACTCCATTGGTATTGATAACGCGCAAGCGCAGACCGGGTGATCCATCGGCTAAAATTAATTCAAGCGCAGGATAAACACCCTTAATGTATATTGTTCTTAGGAATGTTTTTATCCCATCGATAGCTTGATCTGTTGTCAATCGTACGAATGAAGCAAGAGAGGCAAGGCTGGCATAACGTGCATCATGATCTCCGCTCGATTTGTGTGCAGTGAGAGCTGTATTCACTGTCGAGGCGGCTCCAAGAGTATCGTATCGTGCATCATTGCGAGTATCATTATGTGCATCATGGTCATTGCTGGATTTATGTGTCGTTAATGCGCCGCTCACGGCCGCTGCCGCACCAACAACATCATAACGTCCATCGTTGTGAGCGTCATGATCTGTGCTCGATTTGTGTGCAGTGAGAGCTGTATTCACTGTCGAGGCGGCTCCAAGAGCATCGTATCGTGCATCATTGCGAGTATCATTATGTGCATCATGGTCATTGCTGGATTTATGTGTCGTTAATGCGCCGCTCACGGCCGCTGCCGTACCAACAACATCATAACGTCCATCGTTGTGAGCGTCATGATCTGTGCTCGATTTGTGAGTTGTGAGTGCACCATTGACTGTGTCTGCCTCTGTATCGATATTCGACTGCAGCGCTGTGTCCGCTGTAGAGCGTGTGGCTGCCTCCGTATCGATATTCGACTGCAGCGCTGTGATCGCCGTAGAGCGTGTGGCTGCCTCCGCTTCAAGCGCCTCGTCTTGTACGTTCTGCTGAGCATCGTCCTCGCTCTTCGTGTAATAAAGCGAGGGGTGTCCATTCGCGACGTGCGTCTCAGCTTGAGACGCGAGCGAATTGACAGCTGCAGCAAGTGTATCATCGTTCGCATTCCACTTAACGCGGCCGGCGTCGATGGTATCGGATGATGCTACTGTATTGACTGTTGTAGACATATTTGCTCCTATTATTTAAAATCGACAAATGTATTGTCGGCGATCGACGAAAACAACGTATCGCGACTACCCCAATATTGTACTGGGTAGTTTAAGGGCGATTCAAAACGGGTATTGCCACGGAACACTAATGAGAATCCTTTCACCGCTTCGGCGACGTGTGCATCCTCGTGTTCCAGTTCATCGTTCATATCGACGCTGTAGTGTTCGTCACTGTCAGTCGACGGATAGAACTGCAAATCGGTCGAATTAATGTTAAGTAGATCGCGAAATGACGCGAGCAGGTCATACGATGCGGCGTCGTATGCAAGTGTCGCTTGGTAATAATAACCTCGGCACCTGCGAGTCTTTGTACCGTCGAATGGATTTTTATATTCGACTTCGTCTCGCGTCCACGTCTGCGTCATCGATGTGAACTCGCTTGCGTCGAAGCTGATCGTTTTTTCTGAACCATTCAGCGTAAAAACAATTTTAGGGATCATGCGAATACTCTCCCGACGACCTTCGTCGTTTCGTCGACATATTCATCGGTTATAGACATCATCAGCGCGTTCGATCCGCGTATTGAAAGTAATTCAAACGGATTGAGCGCAGGAACCAGGTCGTGATACAACACCTCGACCTCTTTAAACGGCTTTACAAAACGATCAAAGTGTTTACTGCAATATTCAGTTAATCCGCTGATTGATGTTCTGCCGTTGACCGTAACCATTGAGAACACGGGGATCGAGTCGAACGGATAATAGTCCGGGTCTTTAGCGACGACGCGCGTTACAGCATTCAGTTCGTCATCTGACTTGGCCCACATACCATCCGGCACGCGTAAATCAAGAGCATCTTCCGTGTTAACAGAAGCCGCGCCGGTGGGATACACGTAAGGATGCAGGCCATCGGATCGATACTCGCCATAATAATACGACACATAACTGCCCTGCTTGACTTTGTAGGAGATTATGACGGATGCATACTGCGCGTCGCGATCCGTTTCTTTATAGGATGCGATCAGATCGTCGTATCCGGTGTGCAGCACGTCCGCATACTTCAAGCGTGGTACGACTTTTAGCACAGGCATTCCGCTACTGTCGTAATCGTCAGACACAAAAAGCAACGCCCGGTAATGCTTCGCGAAGTCAAGCCAGAAGTCACGCAGGCTGTACGATTCGTTTTCCTTCAAAAAGTCGAAATATTTATCGTTCTTTTTCCCGGTCGTATTTGCAAACTCAAAATCAGACGGATTAAGAACCACACTACAGATACCGCGACCGTGCAACGTGTTCGTCGCAACAAGGTCGAACGCACTAAGCGCAGCCTTCAGGCCGTCGTCCGTCGAATATGTGATACCATCAGGAGAGGTTTCGAGGCGAGCTTTTGCCGTGTTGAATAATGACTTGACGATGTGTACGGCGTTCAACGAATAAACTTCCGTCTCTGGATCGTATTCCGCGCCATCGGCTTGGAATATTCCACGGAAGCGCCGTGTTGTTGTTCCGTCCTTAGTTATTGCCACTGCGAGATAAACCGTCGTTCCGGCAAGAACAGATCTATAAAGTTCAGAAGCTTCAAGCATGTCGAGCTTCACATCCGATGCTATAAAGGCATACTCGTCTTCTTCGTACGCCCGGGTCAATTCGATGGACTTGACCTTCGCAGCAAAAATCGCAGTATCGCTATATGTCGATATACTCACGTTCATAATGCGAGAGCCGCGCGGCGGCGCGTCAATTGTTTATCCAGCTTATCATATTTCTGCCAATCCGTCCGTGACTCTATGACGACGCTCGGATTCAAATTCTTTATTGATCTGTTGAGCTTCGCAAACATGCCCAGCAGAGACGATGCGGACGATGCATCGCTGTTTACCGCAACGACATCACCAACAATGCCACCAGCGCTATACTTCGGCATTATTATATTACCAGCATTGAACGCCTGTAAAAACGCGACGTTCTTTTGTGCTACTTCTTTGCGAATGATGAACTCACCTTTCTCGGCTTCGATTACGGTTCCACCTTCTGCATGCGACTTTCCACCGACAGTGCCGCCGGTACCGAACTTCGGTATTATCGCCTCAAGCGCAGCTTGGAGTGCAACACCGGCTGCAGGAGCGAGAATCAGAGCGAGCGGGCCGGTTGCTTCTACAATCGACGCGACGTATGACATCACAGCCTGCGCTATCTTTGCCCGGATAGTTTCATTTACTTGTTGATTAATCTGCTTTCCGAGGTCGACGTCAGCTTGGTATGCCTGCATTCCAGCCTTGATACTGGATTCAACTTCTTGTTCACGTATAGTGATTTTATCTTTTATCGAATCAATTAAACTTTTATCCCTATCTAATTGAGATTTAAGGTTCTTGCGTTCCTCCGCGTCAGTCGAAGCAAGATACTTTTTCTCATCAGCGGCTTGTTTCTTTTGAGCTGCGGCAAGATCATCCTTCATTGATGCAATACTGTCGTTCGCCTTCTTCGCGTCCTTCACTTTATTGGCGTTGATCTGCTTCTCTTCCTGATATGCTTTATTCTCCTCGGCAAGTTCTTTGGCACGTGCAGCATCCGTAATTGAATAATCGACATCGACGGTTGCCTTTTTAGTAGAGGCATCTTTACTCGTCGCTTCGATGTCTTTTTTCAGCTGTGCCAGCTGCGCACGTAATTCTTTGAGCTTTCCGGGATCAGAGGTCGCTTTAATTTCCGCTTCGATGATTTTCTCATTGAGCTCTATAGCTTTTTCAGCTGCATCCCGTTCAAGATCAATACGCTTCAGAGCAAACTCTTTTGTAATCGCCTCTTTCTCCGTGTCGGTCTTTGCTGCAGCAGTTTTACTTTTTTCCTGATAGTCATATTCAAGAGAAAGTGATTCCTTCATGCGTTCAACGTCTTTGATCTGCTGTTCGAGGCTCAACTTTTCATCAGCGAGTTTTGCATCGAGCTTTATCTGTTTAAGCTTCTTGTTGTGTGACTCAAGGGCCAATCGTTCAAGCTCTTTTGCTTGCCCTTGCGTCACTTCCTGATTTTTCAACTGCGTTTTGATGTTCGCAAGTTCTTCTTTATAAGCAACCTCTTCCAGAGCTTTGCGCTGTGCAATGCCGGACTTCTCGGTTTCAGCTGTCTTCTTCTCGATTTCTATCATCGCTTTCGACATACTATCATATGCCACCTTCGCAGCACCGGCGCGTTTGTTCAATTCCGCGTTGATGATCTGTGTCGAGTCCTGCCATGCTTTCTTTTCCTCGTTCAGCTGTTCAAGCATCTTCTTACTCGCATCATCTGTTTTACCGGCAAGAGCAGCGATCTGCTGATTTATTTTGTCGAGTTCTATTTTTGCATTCGCTTTACTCCATTCTAATTCCGCATCAGAAAGGATTTTCACTTTATCAGCAAGATCGTCAAGACCGATAGCAGTTCTGTATCCGGCTTCGCGTTGCTGCTTCAGCTGCTCTTCCAGCTTCGCTCCATGTGTTATATAAGTGTAGATCACAGCGCCGAGGCCCGCGATAGCCGCAATGAGCCATGTAATTGGATTGGCGAGTATCGCCGCATTCATTGACATGATTGCAGGAACAAGCTTTGACCATATTCCTATCGAGGCTATAAGAGCATTTGCGTTAACAACCAGCAATGCCGCAGCGAAGGCCCCTACAACAGCAATGATGAGGGCGATATATATGTTTCCATTTTGTATTGAAGTCCAAAGCGTTCCCAAACCGGTAGTGATCGAAACAAGTAGATAGGGCAGTGCTCCGAAAGAAGTATTTAAAAGAACTGCGACAGCGGCGAGTGTTGCAATGCCTGCGGCGGCAATCTTTAAAGAATCTGGAATGCTACCTACAACCGACATCGCATTCGTCACGGTAGTCACAATCGATTTAATCATCGGAAGAAACGCTTGAACGACGCTCCGAGAAATAGAGTCGAGAGCGTCGTTCATCGTCGATATTTTTCCGGCCATAGTCTCGGCTTGTTGTCCCATTATGCCGCCGTACGTTGCCATTGCGGCAACGAAAGCTTTCCATACTTCTGATCCCTTCGCACCGCTGGCCTGCATGCGTTCGAGCTGCGTGCGGGTTTCGCCGGACATAAGCGCAAGCTCCTGCAGACGCATTGCCGCTTCACCGAATTCTTTACCTGCATTGATATTCGTGTAGGCACGGCCCACCCACATTGCTATTTCTTCGAAGCTCGCTCCGGATGCGCTTGCCATATCACCGACCATCTTCAGCGAGTCGCCAGTTGCCAGCGCGTTACCGCCGAAGGTTTGAAGGATTTTTGATGCCTTCACAACTTCCGGCAATTCGAACGGCGTCGCATTGGCAAAGTCAGCCAGCTCTTTCATTCTATCTTTAGCAGCCGAAGAGCTTTTAAGCAATACGCGCATCTGCACTTCTGCCTGTTCAAACGCGCTTGCCTTAGAGATCGGTTCTGATACGAGGTTTTTTAGACGGGAAATAACTTCGATGCTTTGATTGATACCGAGCATCCGTTCACCGAGGTCTTTGAATCGCGACGATGCCGCGTTTGCGGCCACACCGGTGCTATTGACTGCTTCGGTTATCTTTTGCGCCGCTGCAGCAGCCTGATCGCCGGAGAGAGTAATTTTTAAAGTTATTTCTGTCATTGTGATTCCGGATGATTTATTGCAGCAAGGGGAATATTCCGAGGATTAAATCAATACCGCCGCCGCAACAACATCTCTAATAAATCCGCTATTAAAGCATCAGGCGATTTATAGTCGCCGTCGTGTATCCGTTCGAGCTGCGAATCGATCATAGACTTCTGCTCGATAAACATTTGTGCTACATCACCGAAGGGCCAGACATCCCAGAGTTCTTTCCATGCGCGTGCATCGCCATTTGCGCAAAAATTTACAGCAAAACTTAAGGCTACGGCGATTGGAATTTCTTCGCCTTCACTTCCAGCGGAATCTTTTACGGATGCGCAGACTTCGCTTGCTTTTTCAAGTTCGCGCTGGAATCGGTAAAAAAATCAGTGATGATTCCTGTCAGCATTTCTACGTCACCGCAGGCCATAGCGTCTTCCACCGTGACCGGTTCGACGAACATCGCTTCGAGCAATGCCTGTACCTTCTGATCGTCCGTCATAACATCGAGAAGAATAACGTCGAATGATTTTTTTACTTCATCTTCGAGACCGGCAAACATAGTTGCGACCTCGGTCAGTGTTTTCGCTCCGAAGACCTTCGCAACTTTAAGCAGACGACGGCTGGTGACTTCAGCCGTCGTGAATTTTTTACCATTGATCTGATACGTTTTCATTCATTCACCTCTTAAGCTGCTGCAGTCACGAGTGAATAGATTTCACTTTCATCCGCCGCAGGCTTTTCACCGTGCAGTTTGATGAAAGAGGTGTCACCGACGTTGAGCTCACCGGACATCAACAGAGAGAAGTCCTTGATGAGCAGAATCGGATTCGTCGCAGAGACCGTTCCGAACGGTGTCGCTTGCAGGGAACAATTTGTTCCGCGCAGCGCCTGCAACGCCGTCGCTGTCGTAGAATCAACCTCCAGTGTGCTTGTTTCGAACTTGGCCGTAAGATCAAGTGCTTGAGCGCCGAGCTGAGACGACACGGAGTTCTGATCCCAGGTGACTTTTGCGAAGGGCTTACCTTTAAGGTTTCCCAAATCGGTAGCACCAGCAGTAAACACCGGCGCTGCACCGGCGACGTTCCCGACAATTTTCAATGTCTTGATAGACATTTTAAATAAAGACATATGTGCCTCACTTTCTTTTTTTGTTATCGTCAATCCATGTGCGGATATATGCAACATCGGCCTGCACATGGTCAATCTTTGCATTCACTGCGTCCAGCGCGCGGTCGATCATTTGATTGACTTCTTCGCGCTTCGGTCTATCGGACACATAGCGCAAGGATACGGTGGCGATACTCACCATGCCCACAATAGCTACAATCGTTTGTATGAACTGCATCATATCCATTGCCTTTTCCTTTGATCGAATTATTATTCCCGCATCCGCCGCGCCGTTCATGTCTCGGAGAAGAACAAGAACGGCGCTAAGCGTCTGCGGAGGCGTCCGTGCGGTCGGAGTGATTATTTATTTACAGCATGAATCCTTTCAATCGTTGTGCAGAGGTCGGCGCGAGAATGGTCGCTTGCGCATCCATTTCCACCAGCGTGGTGTAATGAACGCCCACCAGACCAAGATCACGAACCTGAAGACCGACGTTCGTACCGATCGTGGTATCTTCCTTCTCGCCGAACTTCACGCAGTAAATCGATGCGCACCCGGTAGCTGTGGTGCCGCATGCTTCCGTGAAGGGAAGAACGGGTGTCACTTTGTCCTTGCTGTAACCGGCATTGATGATCGGCGTACCGTTGTAGGACGTAACCTGACCGAAGACACCGTCGATGTCGTCGAACTTCACCGAGTCCCGAGCGATATTCGACAACCGGCTGATGCCTCGGGACGGCATAATCAGCACAGCACCCGCGCCGACACTGGCGATAAGCGAGTCGAGCGCTTCGATGAACGTTGCCTGCACAGCCTTTGCTTCGGAATCGTTTCCGGCAACAACCTGCAGACCGTTTACGTCGAGCGCCGTAACATACGCCGCGGCAATCAACGCTTTCAATCCGGCCATCTGGTTGTTATCACCAGTTCCGTTGATCAGCTGATGCATGAAGTATCGGCCAAGGCCACGCGCGAAGGATTGCAGTTCGCGGATGCGTTCACTCTCCACACTGCCCCCGCGTCGTTCATATGCGAGATCGGTCAACACTTTGTCGCCGAGAATCGCCAGCGCAACGGGCGCGGTAGAAGGAGCGCCTTCCACACCGGCGTAATCTGAACCGATCGCACGCTGACTCCCGCCCGCTTCGGTTGCGGCTTTCTTCGGGTTATCCGCATTGCCGAGGAAACTGTAGAACTGTGCGTACTCGAAAATTTGAGACGCACCGCGCATCTCGTTCAAGGCGACAGCGCGCAGGGCGGGATTGGAATCCGATGTCTGCGTCGTTTCGCCGGAAAGCTGTTCAAGTAACATGTTGTTCTCCTTTAAAAAAGTGATTGTTTATTTATCGCTACCGGCGCTTGTTGCGCGCAGTTCTTCCTTTGCCGCTTCGATGTAGGGCTTCGGGTCTTTGAAATAATTCGCACTCTTTTCCGCCGCCGTTCCGGGGGTGGAAGCGCTTTGCGATGCTGTTGCAGCGGCAGCGATTACCGGCAGGTCATCGATTGCCTGCGAAGCGGAATCAAAGTTCGCTTCCAAAAGACCGCGATACATCTTGATCTTATCGTCTGCTTTCGCAGGAATTTTTTTATCTGCGATCGCTTTCGCAAGGCGCGCATCGACCTTCGACTTCAACTGATTCTTTTCCGCATCGACGGTTTTGTCGGAAAGCGTCTTCAATGATGCGGCAAGCTCTTTGTTCGACTTTTGAAGCTCATCTAACATCGCTTGCACTTCCGGCGCGAGTTTCAAATCCGGTTTCGGTGTCGCTGGTTTCTGCGGCTCAACCGGCGTCGGCTCCGGTTCCTTCAGCGAAGCTTCCAGATCGTCGATCTCTTTTTTCTTGTCGGGAAACATCGCTTTAAAAAAAGCGATCAATTCTTTTTTCATGTTCCTTCTCCGTTTAAGTGTTCAAAAAATGACGATACAAAATAACATGGGCGGAGAATTATAATAGACCATATCCGTATCCGGACGATTATTTTTTCCGTTGTGAATTATTTTTGTTGCACACTTTTACGAGAGGCATACATGCTTTACGAATACTCTACCGTTGAAAATCTTCTAACCGCGCAAGGCAAAACAGTTTTAAAAGATTCAGCGACGTATGCCACATTCGCAACTGCTGCGGAGAACATCGTCGCCGAGAAATGCGGAACGTTGTCAACGGCTCCTACATGGCTCACTATGCCGTACGTGTGGATACTCGAATATCTCGCATCGGCGAAATATTCCGGCATCACACAGGAATTGTTCACTCGCCTTTCGACAAACTACAACAGCGCACTCAAAATACTTTCCGCTCACCCACCGAGACGAGCCGAGGGAACTGCATCTATCGGAGAAATGGAAGGACTCTACACTGATGAGTACTAAACGGAATTTTCTTTCGAAGGAAAAAGCAAAGAAGATCGCTATCTGGAAAAGCAATCATCCGGAAGCGACACTCTCGGCGCTTGCAAAAAAGTTCAGCGTCAAGGAACATCAGGCTCGTTATGCGCTACAGAAGCATGCTGAGCAAAGTGAGCTATTTCGCGGAACATCGAAGGGCCGGATGATGGCCGCACAGATGCTGCAAGGCGAACACGACGATCTCGAAGTGATGAAATCTCAACTGCAGCTTTGTGCCGGTATTTTGGAAACCGATCAGAAGCTTGCGGTTGCATCGCGCGTGAAAATACTGTATCAAATGGCCCGCATACGACAATTCCTGCAGAGCGTTGATCTCGAAGCGCATATAAAGCGCGCAGACGCTGAAATCATTGTGCGCATCATTCGCCGATTTCTGCCGGATGCCAGCAATGACGATGCGATCAAAATCTACAATGAAGAAATTGTTAAATGGAAACTTGAGAAAGGAAAGGCATGACTCTCAGGGAATCGTTTACAACGATCTTAGCGCATCTGCAAGCGAGCAATCTACTGACGGGCGTAAACGTTGATTACGGTGTGTTCGGATCAATGCCGAGCGTTACGCCGTCGCTGTTGCTCTACATCGAGCCGGAGGATGGTGATGCATCACAGAAAGGTTCTGCAACGCGCAAAGTAAAACTACGAATTTTCGGATGTTACGGTGGAGAGACAAATCCAATTCTCGCCGCACTCGGCGCAGTAGAACTATGTGAGAGAATTGAGCAGATAATGTCCAAAGAGGAAGAGGTTATTCTGGAGATGAACGAGAAGCCGCCGCAGTTCGACGATTACTATTCCGACTTTGCAGCGGCGTATATCGATTTTCACATTATCTATGAACCGACGCAGGAATAAATATGACTATTAATAACCGTTCTTGTTTTATCGTTCATCGGACGATTTGTTCTTCTCGAAACAACTTGGCGATATTGATGGATATAAACCGATCAATACCGCGATCTGACTGTCGAGATTCTTTTCATACATCTTCCTTGTCGAAACTAACAGCGTTTCAACATTTACGTCAAGCTGCTTGGCATACATGGCGGTCTGTATCTCAAATATCGTTTCGAGCAATGCGCGCATTTCAATATTTAAAGCGAAAGAAGCCCTGACCATGTCTTTATATTTTGCCGACATTCGATATTCATTTTGATCTTCGCTCACAATTCAGATCCTCTGCATTGAACCCAGCACACTACGAATCGTAGCGCGCTGGGTTTGTTCTTTGAAATATTACAATTTCGATACGACTTCAAGATCGGTTTCATGATTAGCTATAAGAGCCTCAACGACAAGTTTTAATTTTCTTTCGCCGAAGATCACCTTTTCGAGTGTCTTTGCAGCATCGATAGCTATTTGCGCTTTTTTCTTTGGAGACTTCTCGAAATATTCTCTTATAGTGGTCACGATTCGATAGACTTCCATATTATCCATTAGTATCTCAACTTCTCCACCTTTGAACATTTTTATTTTAGATACTCCTCCAAAAGAGCGTAGGATTTGTACTTGGTTTTGTTTTGCCATTGAAACATCTCCCTCGTTTAGTGTTGTATATTCTTTGAATATTACCTTGGAGTACCGATCATGATTCCAATTAAAGCAAAAATAATAATCATTATCGCGAAGCCGACATACTGCACGATCTTAATTCGTTTTGCCTGCGCATCGGTTAAGGATTGTTGCTCTGACATACTTCCTCCTGCGATTAATATTCTTCAATTGTAGTGTCATTGTTTTTTCCTTCGCCTCATCCCCTGAAGCGGCGCCAGTAGTGTTTCAACAAGAGCAGGCGCAAGAGCGTTTCTCAGTTTCTCGTTCTCCTGTTTTAACTGTAAATTTTCTTCCCTCAGTTCTTTAAACATTACACATTCAATATCCATTTCACCTTTGCCGGTAGCAAGCCAAATTATATTGCATCCATCTTCAATTAATTGAGCCGTTAAGTTTAATGGGTCTAAAATGCCTGTAAAATACTTATTTACATCCTGTGGGAATATGTTCATCCTACGAGCAAACTCCGCTTTCGAAATGTGCTTCGAAAGGTAGTATTCTTCCAGACGTTTGCCCTTTATCAAGTGTTTAGACATAAGAAATTTTCTTATTTTCCCCTTGACAAGTATAAGATTAATTCTTATACTTGTGTTGTCATTCAACAACGCTATTTAAAACATCAATATCAACAAAGTAGAGGTTTTTATGAATAAGGTCAATAACCGAGTTGTAAATATAAACACGGCGGAGCTCGGTCGTCGTCTCAACATAAGTCAACAATACGCCTATCTCATCGTCACCGGCCAACGACCCGGAAAAAAGTATCAGAAGCGCATCCATAGATTTATAAAGTCCGAAACACGGAAATTGGCTGCTGCAGCGTAATCGGGAGGTCGATTTAAACGGCCCCCAATCGATCACAAACGGGCGTTGATTTTTCCAACGCTTAAAGGATAGAGAACTGGAAAGGGTAAGGGAATGACAAAGGTCAATAACGTAATGTTAGCGCAAGCAATAAGTGAAGCAACCGGTGTAACTGTAAGCCGTCCAGATGTTTCCAACTTCAAGAATAAGCGATTCAATTTCATCGGCAAAGCAAAGCGCAAAGCAATAAAAAAATACTTCATCGCGCAAGGCGTCATCGCTCCACCTGCACCGAAACCGAAATGCATTTGCCCGACATGCGGCAAACAATACGTAAAAAAATAATTCATAAACCAATCGGAGAATAACATCATGGCAAAGAAAATTACTGCAACGGTCAAGACTCTTTCGATCGAAAAGTTTGCAAATGACATTAAGCGAGAGGTTGAACGGATAAAAATTCAAGTAAAGAAGTATGACATGAAATGGCTGTACGAGGTTTACAAAATCGCTGCTTTAATTTACACGCTTCAATCTGAAGCAGAATACAACCGTCTTGTGAAAAAGACAGTTGCCGGTATGGCCTAACAACAAAAGAAGGCTAATTATGAAATTCGATAGATCACATAAGAGACAAGATAATGGAATACGCTACACCTGCGAAAGAGAGCAAGAAGGATGCAATAGCGATCATAAAGTTGATCCGATCCGAGTATTCACTGTAGATGCCGTTGTAATTCCTTATCATCGTGTCTCGTTGCGTATTGGCGGCCATACGGATGTCTCGCAGGACATCCATGTAGTGGAAAAAGCTGACATCACCATTCGCAATCGATGGAATATTAAATTCTGGATGCACCATAAAGTTGGATGCTTTCGCGTCCCATTCGAGAAACTTTTCCTGCGATTCCTTCACTTGTTCGCCCAGAGTAAGAATTTTCTTTTTATAGCCAAACAAAAATGCTTTCGGCATACTGAATTTCATAACTCCTAATGCAATGGAAGCGCTTTCTTTTACGATAGAATTGAATTCGTCGATCAATGAAAAATACTTTTCATTGTTCTCTCTATTGATTCGGATTACTTGTTGTTTTTGTTCGGACATAAATCATTCCTTTCTGCTGGTTTGTGAAATAGCGAGTATGGGCACTCTTAAAGTAGCAAACCAGCACGAAAGACTCAAACGATATATATCGGAGGGCTAAGAAAATGCTACAGAAAAAGGCAGTGCGCTACCGCAAAGAATCACACGGCGTATACGTTGTGTATGCCTATGGCGTGCGGAACGCATTCGGCAACAGCCGCGATGCAAAGAGATTCTTCAGACTCTGCAACCTTAATCAAAAGACAGCAGCATAGAAAGGACGGTGTGCGATGGGAACGGGTATTACAATATCGGTTATCGGTATTTTCTCTTTGGTGTGGTGCTTGGTCGTCAACGGATCACATTGCGACGATGAGCATCTGCGTGACATCGTGCTGAAAGATGCGCATAAATCTTTTCCGTCGATGTCTATACCGGATGCGTTGCATTCTCTTTACTGCCATACGATTAGAGAGATACAGCAAGCGCACAAACAAAACAATTTCGACACCCTGGATTTGGAGGACCGTCTGACAGCCATTCAGATGGAATACCAAAGACACCTGATGATCGAAGCATAATATTATTTAGATCGGAGAATAATACAATGAAAAATCTTATCAAGAAAATAGCACGCGCAATCCTCCGCGACGAATTAGCCGAGATGGAAGCGCGCGTTCAGGTGGCCGAGTCTCACGCAACGATTCTCGACAATCAGATCATCGGTCTCGTTTCCGCATTATCCGAATCTCGGAAGGATGCATCTCAACGCCGCTCGATTACTTTCTGCAACATTGATGGAACACATAGTCAACGGCGTGCTAAAAGTCGAAACTGGCGGCACGATCGCTAATTAAAAGAAAGAACGCAATGTTTTCGTCAATAGAATTATCCTTTAAGGAATTTGAAGAGAGCGCCGAGCTTGCCGCTCGGTTGTCGAAGTGTAATCCGTTTACCGATGCCGAACGTACCGAAAGCGCCAGAGAAAAACGTATACGCGATTCGTTTGCGCGCTTCGAGGCGTTTGACATCAACTATTTTCCGGCAGCAATGCACGAAGACTATGCTGATCCGAATGAGATGCATCGATATATTGCCAGCGCATTCACTGTGCCGGGCGTGCATGTCGTGTTCGGGCCGAGGAAGCACGGGAAAACAGCAACAGCGAAGAAAGTTTTTATATGGCTGCTGCTGAGCGGTCGCGCCGACATTGGTGGAACGTATGCCGAAACGCTCATACCAAAATCGACCAACATACTTAAAGACATCGTATTACTCATCGGCAAAAACGAACGTATTCAGGAAGACTATAAAGTCGAGTTCACCGAGGCGAACAGTGACCAATGTCAATTCCGCATAACGGCAGATCTGTCCTTCTTGTCGGAGAAAGGCGCTAAGAAGAACAAAGTAAATTACAATGCATGGAAATATGTCGCAGCATTTTCTGAAGGTCGGTCAGTGCGTGGTTATACTCGGATATTTGCCAGACCACAGGTATTGCTTGGTGACGACGTAGAGACACTCGAATCGCCGATGAGCAACGACGCCGTGCAGCTCCGCATCAACAAACTTACAGAAGCGTTTCAATCGCTAACCGATAACGGCGTATTCTGCATATTCGGCAACGATTTCACGACAGCTGGAGCGTTGCATCGTTTGAAGCTTCAGCAAGAGCAAGGCATTCTTGCAAAGAATTATGACGTTGTTTCCTTCACAGCGTGGCTCGACAAACCGATAGCGATAGCATGTGTAGCCATCTCGAAACTACTCACCTTCTCACGCAACGAAAAACAATTTCCGCGGCCATTATGGTTCAAGCGTTATGCGGCAAAGACGGAGGAAGCTCTGAAAATTCTTTTGAAGCCGTTCTCAGAGAGCGACTGGCAGGGCAACTTCCAGCAGAATCCAGTTCCGCCTGAAGGCGATTTCTTCACGCGCGAGCATTACCACGAATGGACCTCTATCCCGGATGACGCAAAAGGTGTGTTGTGGGTTGATCCAAATCTTTCCAAGAAATCGAAGGGCGATACGACGGCGATGCCGGGTTATAAATATTCTGCTTCGACAGATTCTTATTTCATTCCAGAAGCGCTCTGCCGGTCGTTTGCAGACAGCAATAAACTACTTGATGAAGTTTTCCGGATGCGCACTTCATGCAAGGTTGCCAATATTGGCTTTGACGGCAATGTGAACCAAGAATCAAACTGGACGAACAACGTTAGAAACTGGTGCCAAATTAAAAAGCAACCGTTTCCTCACGTTGAGTATCGCAGGTACAATGTCGACGAATTGGCAAAGAATTTTCAAGCGGTGTATGCCGCTGATAAAGTTTTCTTCCCTCCCGGATTCGCAAAGACCCCGGATGGTGAACGATTCCTTGCTCAATTCTTTTCGTTCACCGGTGTAAAGATGAACAAGAAAGACGATGCACCGGATTCTGTGATTAGCGCGCACGAATTTCTGCTCGACCGGAAGTTGAACAAAAAAAGCGGCCCGCCGGTAAAAGCTGTCGATGATGTGTATTAAGAAAGGATGATCGATGAAACTGTATCCAACACTCCAAGATTTTTACGGCTATTGCAAAGCCGCAGACGTGTCGAATCGTAATATGCGTTCTACAATGCAGATGTACCAAGCTCTACAACGCGCGTTTATCAATAATCCGCGCATATACGGTCACGCCGTAACACGCACCAGCGCACTTTCATCTTTCTCATGGGACATCTTATGCACGGACAGCGCATTTGAGAAGAACGTGCCGGGCGTTAAAGCGCGCGTAGCACAGACCATTGCAACGATGCTGCAGTATCAATTGAGGACGATTCTTTACAGCGCCATGCTGCTAAAGTTGCGCACGGTGACGAACGACAAGATCGGCAATTCTCTCGTTGTTGATCGTGCGTACGAACCGACTGAATTCGATTACGACAACGCAAACATCTACATCTTTTCGCCGGACAATAAAACAACCACGATCGACCGCAGCAAATTCCAAGCGGAATATTTATTCGATTGCAATCCGGCCCTACCTCGTGGCGGCGTGTTGCGCGCCATTATGCCGAGCGAGATTCTCCGGCACGACATGATTCTTGAAAACGCCAATTATCTCCGTAAGCTCAAAGGCATCCTTCAGATCATCAACAAGGGCACGAGCGATGACAATCAAAAATCTGCAGAGGCTGCCGCGTCGACAGCGATCAAGAATAATTTCCTGGTAACAGACGACCAGATCGAATTCAAGTTGAACGAAATTGCAGCCACAAATGGAACAGCGTTTAAAGATTTTATCGAAGCACGTGAATCGGAAATAGCCATAGCTCTGCTCGGACAGGCAAACACGAGCGAACTTCCGAATAGCGGTGGAAGCCGGGCCGCACTGCAAGTGATGAAACTCGTCAGTGCAGACATTTTCTATACAGACATGAATCGCTTCGAGGCATTGGCCAACCAATTACTTTTGATGGATTACCTCCTCAATTATGACAAATCCGCAACGCTTGCCGAATTGCCGGTCTACTTCCAGTTTAAGATGAGCGAGGAACAGGAAGACGTGGAAGCAGTCGCAAACGCAATACAGATTCTGTCGACGGTTATGGAAATGCGCAAAGACGAAGTTTATGCACGCGCCGGGTTTACCGCGCCAAAAGATGGCGATGATTTATTCAAACCACTTACGCCGCAGGCGGGAATATGAAACTCGCTGAACACATATTGAACAAAACCGGCGTAGCTGCGCTGGCGATGATCGAAGACAAAGTATTGCGTGGTGTGGACGTCGACGGAAAACCGTATCGATATTCAACGAGTCCTTTCTTTATGCCCTTCAGTAAGAAATTCTACAGCCGCCTCGGTGGAAGCAGCGGAGAAGGAAGACTGTTCCAAATCGTTAAGAGCAAACGAACCGGAAAACTTGGAATGATTATTCTCGGTGGATATGCAGCATTTAAACAGAACGTTTATCCGGATACCGCAACCGATTTTTTGACAGTCACCGGTAAGATGCTGCGCAATATGAAGATCATCGCTTACAATATCGGCGGCGACGGCGTTACGCTCGGATGGAGTGACCCGAAGCAGGCACAGAAAGCGTTCTGGCTAAACATCAGCGGAGCTGGCAAGAGACGTAAACTCTGGAAGTTCTTCGGACTATCGAAAACTGAAGAGCAAAAGCTTGCAGATAAGCTCACTCCGGATATTGTCGAGAGCGTTGCAGAAGATATTGTTAAAAAGCTTCGTATCAAATCGTGAAAGGTATAGTGATGAAATATACAATGCGATACGTCGGTAATCATCCGGATAGACTCAATAGACTTCGTCAAATAAATCTTCCGAATTTTCCGACGCTGTATGCGGATAGAATGGCATTCCAGAAGAAGATCGAAAAACTTGTCAAAGAACAAATAGCAAGAGAGCAGACACATGAATGACAAACAAAAAAATATAGCACTGGCACGAGCCGATTTTCTTGTCGCTTATGGCAACGTTGCTCAAGCTGCCGAATTGATATTACCGGCAAAGCAGCAATTTATCGATGCCTACAATATAGGTGCAGCAGGCATTTTGCCGAACGTCTATAAAGTGCTTGGAAGCGTCTCTTTCAAAACTGCGGAGCGCTGGCGTAAGCAATTAACAGACGCAGGCGGAGACCTCGAAGCGCTCGCGACGAACTACCGATACAAATCTTTCAGCGAACGGAAGCTGACGGATATTGAAAAAAATAAATTCCTTGATGTTCTCCTTAGACCGACGAAGATCGACATCGGTCATGCGATTGCGCTGACTAAATACACTTTAAAGCTCAACGGTATCCCGTCCACATCTTCGGACATGACATTCCGACGATTTGCCGCTGATTATTATGAGCAGCACAGAACTACTTGGATTCAGATGCGCGAGGGTGAGAAAGCGTTAAAAGATAAGTTACTTCCCTACATCGAGCGAGATATAAATCGACTCGAAGTAGGCGATGTGTTCGTCGCTGATGGAAAGACGACGACATTTAACATCATCAATCCATACACCGGCCACGCGCAGAAAGCGACTTTGATCGGACACCTCGACTGGAAGAGCAAAGATCTTGCCGGATGGGAGCTGATGCTGACTGAAAACGTGCAGGCTATCGCATCCAGCCTACGCAACGGCATTATGCGTCTTGGTCGCACATGCAAGATTACCTATCAAGATAATGGCAAAGCATTCAAGGCCCGGTTCTTTCAGAATTCGCCAAGCTTTGAAGAGTGCGGATTTTATGGAGTGTTCGGTAGGCTTTCTATAACGCCGGTTTTCTCAATGCCTTATAACGCGCGCGCGAAGGTTATCGAAAGATTCTGGCGTGAATTTGTCGAAGGCGGAGAGAAGCTTGTTCCGAGTTTCACCGGCACAAGTCCGACAGATAAAGCCGCATATGTAATGCGCAACGAAAAATTCCACAAACAGCTGCACGAAGAAAAATACGGAGTTGACGGTGTTGCAATTACGCTCGACGAAGCTAAATACTTTATTGACAATTGGCTGAGCTTTTATCGTTCACTCGAATCTCCGCACGTTTCCGGTAAAGCAATCGGCGAAGTTTTCAACGAGGCCCGAATCATCGATAATCCGATTCAAGAAAAGCTGCTCGATGATCTCATGATGCAGCTCGAAGATAAAGATTATAAAATTGGTCGGAACGGTGTCAATATATTGAATTCTCATTATTACGCACCGGAGCTGACTCACATTGTTGGTGACGACGTTCGCGTGAAAGTGTCGATCTTCGATTATTCTTACGTGAAGGTATTCACTTGCGACGGTCGTTTCGTATGTCGCGCAGAGCGAGTCGAGAAAACGCACCCGATGGCGTTCCACCTCGGCAATGCGAAGGATCAGCAGGACTTCAAAGAGCGCTTAAAAATACAACAACGCGCAAAGAAGGAAGTCATGCATAATACGGCGATTCAAATGCGATACCTGCAGGGAGCTGCGAATATGATCGCTGACGGCACCTATGGCGTGCCGCTCAAGAGCATCGAGCAGCCGCTGCAACTTGTGGAATCAGCTCCGGAGGCACCGGAGAGTGATGAATCTTTTATAAACCCTTATGAAGGTTAATCGGAGGAAAACATGCAAACAATTGAACAAGTGGTTTTTATATTGAATCAAGACGACATCGAATCAGCTGTTAGAGATTTCGTCTGTCGTTGTCATCCGCAATTCAGCACAGGATTCACGGTCGAAGTCGAAATTGAAAACAATTTGACCGACGTACGAGCGACGGCAACCGCCTCAAAAGAGAAGAACAATTAAAAATAATCAAATCGGAGAATACAAAATGAACCAGACACCATTACAACAAGAACTGAGCATGCTGCTGACGCAGCTCGCCGTGAACAACAAAAAGGCCGCGCGCATGATCGGTATCGGAGAAACGAGCTTGCGGCAATGGATTGCTAACGAATATAAGAGCAATCCTTCGAACATCGAGGAACGCGTTCGGAATTTTATTCAACGTGAAAAAGAAAAACGTGCGAGCGTTCATCTGAATATTCCGTATGTCGACATTAAAGTCGCACGGACAGTCACAAAGGTGCTGCGTACCTGCCACATCAACGGCGTTATGGGATTGATTTATGGCGAGAGCGGTCTCGGTAAAACAACGGCAACGTCAGAATACGCCCGGTTGCATCCTGATACGATTTACATCGAAGCGAACCGAGCCTATTCGGCAAAGATTCTTTTTCGACATCTGCACCAAATTCTCGGCTATCCGGGCCGCGGAGCCACTATCGATATGATGAACGATGTCATTGCACGCTTAAAGGACAGCGGTCGTCTGATTATTATCGATCAGGCAGAATATCTGAACGAAACGACATTACATCTTCTACGTACTGTTTACGATAAAGCACGCGTCGGTGTTGCTATCGTCGGAACGCAGGAACTGTATCGCCTTGTGACACGGAAAAAAGGTGAACTCGCGCAGGTTCTTACGCGAATCACCGTTACAGCCGCATTAAGTCCGTGGATCGATTCGGACGTCGACGATGTCGTGACTGCAGCACTTCCGAAATTCAAACATTACTCCGGTGACTTTGCACGCTTCGCGCACGGCAACGGAATGATGTTAAAGAATTTATTATTCAACACGCTGCAATGTTCGACGGCTAATGATGTGAATCCGAAGCTCATCGAACAGGCCAGTAAATTTTCATTAAAGTGAGGAGCAATACAATGGCAAAGAAAGATACAAACGTCATAGAGCTGGCTTCATTCGAACAAGCTGACGACCTACTTCTTGAACTTGGGCAGATTACGGCAAACGTCGCAAAAGAAGAGGCTTCAATGAACACGCAGATACAGAAGGCACGCGATCTGTATGCACAACGCACCGAAGATGCCCTGTCGCGTAAAGCGCAGATTGAAAAAACGCTGGAACATTTCTGCATTTGCAATAAGCAGGAGTTTGAAAAAATCCGGAAGCGGGAATTGAATCACGGCGTCGTTGGGTTCCAGACAAATCCGCCGAAAGTAGCGCTCTTAAATCGGAAGTACAATGAAGGAACGGTTATCGAACTTTTAAAGAAGCTCCGGCTCATTCGGTTCGTTCGCAGCAAAGAAGCGATTGACAAAGAGGCGATCATCGCCGCATACTTAGGAAAAGAGATAGATGACGCGAAGATCGCTTCTGTCGGTTTACGCATCGATCAAGCGGAAACATTCATCTGCGAACCAAAATGGGAAGAATTGTCGAACGTTGCATAATAACAAAGGCGGAGATACCGCCGGAAAGGCCTTATGGGACTCATAACTGGTATTCTTAGCGCGACGGTAAAAACAGCACTCACACCGGTCGCCCTTGTCAAAGATGTCGTAAATATAGCGACAGGCGAAGATGCTAATGCCACAAAACAGTTGCTGAAATCTGCAGTGGACGACACAAAAGAAGCTGTCGACGACTTTGCAGATGGAAAACTACTATAAGGAATGAAATCATGGCATCGACGAAAAAACCAATCGAGCAGAAGTTCCTCGAATTAATCGAGGACAATTTCATGAGCGGAATCGACGAGGACGCAAAACATCGCGTCCTCCGTGACGAAATAGTTGCAGACGGCAGCTCGTTTGCTGAACACTTCACTGTTGCCGAGCGTTTGCACTTGGTAAAGGTCTGCGACGGAATGTAAAAAGTAATCATCGGAGAGAACAATGTCGAGCATCTATTATGCTATACTAATGGAGTTTAAGCAGAAATGGGAACGGCGATACCCTGGAAGAACGTTCACGCCGAGACCTCAACATTTCAAACAGGTGAAAGAGCTTCTTACGCCGGTTGAAGGCTTCGCTCCATTAGAGCTTACGGAAATTGTCGAGCGCATGCACATCTATTTGAAAACCGATTTTTACAAGGTATGTGCTCACAATTTTTCGAAGTTCGTTGAACACTTCGATACTTTTATTCCACCGCCGCCGAAGATTCCACCCGGAACGAACATGTGCAAAGGATGCGGCGTCGTTTATCGAATCGGTGACAACCATAGATGCAGCGTTGAGCGCTCCGGGGACCGGAAAACGAAAGACCCTGTATTGCTTCAAAACCTTTTACCTCCACAGGAGAGTCGCCATGAATGAAACAGATGATTCAACCGTAAGTATTGCCGACGACACACGAGACCAGAGCTACATGGCTTTGATCGCAGAAGGCAAAGAACTGAGTCAGGAATATAAATTATATGTATTGTATCGCACGCGTGGCGATCTTTCCGACCGTGAAGCCGCCGCGTTGCTGAGAATTCCGGAAGCGCGCATTGCTGCACGTAGGAACCATCTGATTGAAGAAAAATATCCGGTCGTTGATACGGGTATCTTCAAGGATGCAATAACTAAGCGCAATGTGCATGTGTGGGGTGTGCGATGAACGCGCTCGCGACGATTCATATTGCAAAAAAGGAACTTGGTATTGACTCGGTCGCATACGAAGCGATGCTTTCACCTTATGGCGTGACATCGTCGAAAGATTTGAGTTATGCGCAACAGCTGGAGCTCATCGCTACATTTGAAAAAATCGGATTCAAAATAAAGATAAAAAAACCGTTGAAATATGCCGATCTGAAAGAGGTCAGATATGCAGACTCCGGGGAAAGACTTGCTACACCGGCCCAGCTTCGTATGATTGATGCGCTCTGGATGACATCGCCTGCAGTTCGCAATAAAACCGAAGAGGGCATGAATAATTTTACCAACCGGATAGCCGGTGTCAACAAGATTGAATGGCTGACGATGCGAGACGTGCGGCGAGTAGTGAAAGCAATCAAGGGTCTATAAGGTGTCGTATGATATGCAAAAAGTGCGGTTGCGAGAAGTTCAACGTTATAAAAGTTTATCGAAACAGGATACGCCAAAATGGTCATTGGGTAAGTTCTGACGATAAAGACACGAGGTTCGTTGCTTGCGTAGAGTGTGGACGTCGGACAATCACCGAAACGAAGGAAGTGAGTGAGTTGGTTTGGAATAGAACAGATTTTAAGGTATACGAACGCAACGCAGACGGACAAACATTTTTATTCGGGAACGAGGTGTAAAAATTGAGTAGCCCCAAAAATATATACATGAGATCATTAGTGATCGCCGCACTTAAAAAGTACGGATATTCGGCACAGGTTCTTCAGACAATGGAAGAATGTGGAGAACTGATTGCGGCACTCAATCAATTTGTATTCAGAAAACGGATTTCCGCTGAAAAGCTCGCATCCGAAATTGCGGATGTTGAAATTATGTGCGATGCAATGCGTAGTATGGTCGGCGATGACCTTGTTGACAAGCAGGTTTTGAAAAAACTAAATAGGTTGAAGAAACGACTCGGACTTGAGTGATGACCGAAGACCTTCGGAAAAAAATAAAGTCTATCATCCGGCAGTATATGGAAAGCGGGAAAGCCGATAAACTTTCTATCGACGGAATGCAGGACATTCAACGCGTCATAAAAAAATACGGAGCGGAGAGCATTGCTAAGTCGGAATTGAAGCCTTTGCTGGCTGAAGTAATGGATGAATTGCAATCGAAGTTCCTGTCTGAACATCTTGGTGAAGTTCAGGGTGATACGAGCCGATCGATGCAAACGATTATCGACGCGGGTGTGAGTGATTCGAGGAAAATCGACAGAGCAATACTCAATGGCGTCGTAAAGGGTATAAACGATGGTATAAGCGGCAATCTGAGCTGGAGAGATACAGCACGCATCGCCTTGCGTCGATTGAATCTTGCCGATCACCACATCGAGACGAATATCAATACGGTGCAGGCCGCCCTCGACAATACTGCACGAGTAGCGCAATTCAAGGCTGCAGATGTTGCATACCTTCGATATTCCGGCCCGGCAGGAACAAAGCGACCGTTTTGCATGGAACATATCGGGAAAGTATATACAGTTACAACAGTAGAGGGCATGCTTAACGGTTTCGGACAAAAGGCGCTCATCTATTGCGGTGGATGGGGTTGCCGTCATCGCTGGGGTGCTGTAAATCAAGGAAGTGTGACCATCGAGGACGGACGCAAGAGCAAACAGCATGAGATCGATACGGCAAACGCGCTTAGCAATGCTGGGTACGACGTTGTTCTGAAGAAAGAAAGCACCGAGGAAGGTGTGAAGTCGTTCGAAGGGTATGTCAACGATAAGAAAGCCGAATTTAAAAGCCTCACGAACGCGACATCAAACGAACAGAATAGAGCGAAGCTGGACTACCAGGAGGCTGTAAAACAAGGAGGCGAGCATTTTGTGTTGCAAGTGACAAAGGAAGAAGCGAACCTCGATGAGATCAATACCGGATTGTTAAAAGCACTGAAGTGGGATATTTCGAGAAAAATCACTACCATTACGATAATACGTAACGGTTCCATCCAAACTATAAGCCGAGACGACTATGAAAAAGGTCAACGTTTCTTTTGA